GGCATTTAGTTTTAAAAGACTATCTAAAATAGTTAGTCCTTTCTTCATTAAGATTGCCCCACTTCCTTGTAGTAAGGTGTTAAGTGATGCATGTTTATGTCTTAATAAAATCTTTCTACCGTCTATTCCTTTAAGGTATTTTTTTTCTGACGCTCTTTCAACTCTGCTCTTAAGAGCTGCAAGTGTTGGTAGACTACCAAGAAAGCGTTCTCGCAATTTCCTACCTGCTTCTCTGTTTCCATTAACGATGCTTCCAATCTTTGCATCTCCTGCCCCGTAAATGAGTGCATAGATGAAAGTTTTTGCCTCATCTCTTGATTTAAGTCCAGCAAAGTTTTGGTTAGCTGTGTGAATGTCTCCGTTAATAATTTCATTTATGTAATCCTCGTCAGCCATGTAGTGTGCTAACATTCTAAGTTCTAATCCACTTGCATCTACACCCACAAGTTTGTACCCCTCTGGTACTATCCAACATGACCTGCACTCTTTACCATAAGGATTATAAAAGGCAGGGACTTGAGCCATGTTAGGACTTCGGTGTGCCATTCTACCAGTGATAGCACCAGTGCATATGACTGAACCGTGTACTCTTCCATCGTCTTTAAGTGCATCAATCCATGATGAAACTTGAGCTGAACGTTTCTGTAAGAGTAAAAACTCTGCAATTAATCCGGCTTCTTTAATATGTTTTACTTTATTTAGAGTTGTTTCATCTACAATAGGTTGACCTGTCGGAGTAAACTTGTTAGGTTTCCAACCAAAGTCTTGTAAGTATTCTCCTATCTGTTGTCGAGAACCTAAATTAAATTCTCGTAATTGTTTTCTTACAAAAGGTTTCATGTTACCTGATGCTTTAATATCTTCGTACTCGTACTCTGTAAGTCCAGACTTAGAAAGCGACCCATCTTTTTTAATCTTAGGTGTTACTGTTTTTATAGGAATCCATTTAGGTTTAAATGTTTCATGTACTTCTTGTTCAACCTCAGACTTTCTTTTATTTAAACCACTTAATAAAAACATAGCTTCTTTCTCATCGAAAAGAAATCCATTTTCATATTGTTGTTGTAAGACTTGTGTTGTTTCATGCTCTAACAAAATACATTCTTTTGAAAATCCAACACATTCTTTTTTTAAATAATTAAATAATGTTTTATTTATTATCGTATCTTTTTCACATCGACTTAACATCTCTTGAGAGAACTGTGTCCAATCATCATGTGCTTGTTTCTGTGTACCACCTAAACGATAGCCCCATTTCTCAATGCTATGACCACCCTCTCTTACAGGGTTAGCTAAGCGAGAGAGTATGAGAGTATCAATTACTTTATTAGTGTCATACAAATCTATGTTGTATAGTTTTTTAATTAATGGAATGTCATACCCTACAATATTGTGACCAATAATTTTGTCTGCTGTTTGTACAAACTTTATGCCTTCGTTTATTTTATCAGGTCCAAAAGAATAAACTTTATCGTGTTCATCTATAGCAACAATACACCATATCGTGTCGGCTTCAAAGAGAAACCCGTTTGCTTCAATGTCGAATACTAATTCCATATTTATCTCCTAGAAAGGACAAACGTCCTCTGTTGTTTTATGATGTAATAATTCTACATCTTCATACTCGGTAAGTCTACCGGTGTCTTTATTATACACTAAAGAAGTAGCGTTGCCAACATCTCCTGTGTATCTAGATTTTAAGACACGCAGATTTGTAGTACGAGATTCTAAATCATCATCTGATTGTTGATTTCTTTCGAGAGCTATAACGCAATCAGATAGTTGAGCAATACTATTAGAGCCACGAAGATGTGAAAGACTAACAGTTACTCCTTGCTCATGTCCTTTGTTACCCTCTACTCTACGAAGATGAGACACCAATATTATACCAGCCCCTGTTTCTTCTACCATACTACGAAGCCTAGTCATGATACCATCAATAGCTTTACGCTCATCACCATCAAGCATAGAGCTTACAAGCATATGTAAATGGTCAACGACTACCCACTTGCAATCACAACCCACAATAAGATACCTAAGTTTAGCAAAGATTTCTTCGATGTCGGTTGCCCCAAAGTGAGCATGAATAAATACTCTGTCGGTATCAAACACTCGGTCAAACATATTGGTTAGTTGCTGTTCGGTGTAACCATTACGAATGGAATCAATGTAAAGTTTATCGTTGGCTTCGATAGAAAGGATACCATCTACAGTACGCTTCCAGTCTTCTTCCAATGCAATCACCCCTACATTATCGTTTGTTTGTTTGATGAGCCAGTGTTCTATCTCACGAGTAACACTAGACTTTCCTAGCCCTGTGCCACCTGTTAAAGTTACTAACTCTCCTGCTCTTAAACCCAAGAGCTTTTTGTTTAAGCCATCCCAAGGATAAGGAACACTATCTGTTTGCTTTCTATTTAGAAAGTCTGCTTGTTTGTCAGCTACCCTAATAATACCACTAGGTGTATAGACTTGGGCATCCCACCATGCTCTTGTAAACTCTGCATGTCTACCTTTGTTGAGCATATCGTTGGGGTCTTTGAAGCCATTGGGAAGCGAAACAATTTTTGCTTTCCCCGGCTTTAATATCATAGCTACTTTCTTTGCGGCATCTTCACCTGCTTTATCTTTGTCAAAACATATAACAACATTATCAAAACTTTCTACATACTCTATGCTTTCTTTGATGTCGTTGACTGCCGAAGCAGCACCACGTTTGATAGAAACTACTGCCCACTTACTACCAAGTAGTTCGTATGTAGCCATAGCATCACACTCCCCCTCGACAATGGTTAAGTATTTACCACCCTCTTTGAATAGCTGTTGTCCAAACAAGCCTGAACCCTGTATCGTGCCCTCAAAAGAAAAACGTTTGTCTTTTATGTACCTAATTTTAGTAGCACATAACTCATGGTTAATATAAAAAGGATATCTATGCTGAGCTAATTGCCCTGCATTATCGTATACAACTTTGACACCAAACTTTTCGGCAGACTCTTTAGATATATTTCTGTCTGAAAGTTTAGCGAACACACCACCATGTGCATTAACAGCAGGTGTATGTGGTGTTTGTATTTTGTCCATAGACATTACTCCTGTTGAATATTTTGGAAAGAAAGAATCACAACTAAAACATTTTGCTGAACCATCTTCATTGACAGACACAGCATCACTGCTCTTGCATTGTGGACAAGGCACGTGATATTTAACAAATTTACTTTGTTGCATAATTTACTCCGGTTATAAAAAGAAAAGGCTTCCTAAAATAGAAAGCCTTTAATGGAGACAAGATGTTAATTAAGAATCTTCTTCTTCGTCAACATCAGGGGTGTCGGCTTCGACCAGTGCTTCGTCTCTACCTTTGAGTAACTCTTCTAAGTTACTTCGGTGAGTCCGACTTGCAAAGTCTAAAGCCTCGATGATAATTTGTAGATTACCAACTTTCTGTACGATAACAGTAGCTTCCTGCTTCACTGCATCATCTGTGATTTTATTTACATCAAATAAAGTTTCTCCTTCTTCATTGTTTATAGTAATAATCATATTAAAATTCCTCACCATCCCCGAAAGGGTTTAGCTCAGAACCATCCTGAGATTTAAGAGATACTAAATCAAGTACTTGCATAGCTTGGAAGTCTAATCCCTTGAAGCTACCATACTTGTTGTCAGTTTCCCACTCATTATACTGTACCTTTACAGTCGAACCATTACCAATTATGGTATCCATAGGTTCTTTATTCTTATCGAAAAGTTTTGGGGCGTTTCGTACCATACCATTCGGTCCGTTTACTTTACGCTTAATAGTTAATGCTCTACCGATTGGCGAAGCATTGCCACCCTCATCCTTTACAGATAATTCTTTGACCTTAAAGCCACGAGCTTCAAAGTCGTTAGCAACATCATCCTCCACTACTACATCCACTGTATACACAGGTTCAAACGTAGTGTTTGGTGTTGTTACTGATGCCCAATAGGCTTTTCCTTCTAATACTGCCATATAATCCTCCTTTAGATTGGCGTTTTAATAAGTGCATTATACACTAATTAACTGTTGATGTCAAGCAATATTTCTTCCATTGTTATAGAAGGGTTATCAAATAAAGTAACAAGAAAGTTATCGTTCTCTTTCTTTACTTCATAGCCTGCTTTGCCACCATAAAATTCTTTGTAGTTTGTAGCTACATAATCTTCAAACTTTCTTAAGTCTGCTCTATCAAAGATAGCTGTCTCTCCTCCTGCTTCCATTCGTTCGTAGATATAATTCATTTTCCTTGCCCTCGATATTTTTTATAGTTAGTTTTCTGATTCTTGTTCATGGTTGAGGTGCTAACATCTCCCCCACCTTGACTGGTTTTCTTGCCTTTGCCTTTAGTAGCAGATGTATAAGCCTTTAATGTTTTAGTCTTTGCCATGTTCTACTCTCATACATAAACGCCATTCAATTTGATTTACTTGGTATGGATAGGGGGTAAAAAGTTTATCCCTACATACCTCATAATGTTTTATACGCATTGGTTTTTCTTCAGCTATTAAAAACTGAAAAGACATGCTAAGTAAAAACACCCAAAGCAATCCTGCAGTAAACGTAAGATAAAAATTATCCATAAGTTACCTCATCTTTCTTACGCTTGTCTGCAAATTCTTTAACACTTCGACCACTAGCAAACCTTGTCAACCAATAGTCTTCGTCTTTAGTTTTGTGCCGATACAAAGATGTAGGAAGTTTGTCAAGTTCTTCTTCACTTATTCGTTCCTTGCCTGCTAAAATTTCATTAAGATACTGTGTCATTTTTTACCTCTAATTTTTTGTAGTTCTATTAGTCTATCCCACTTGTAAAACTGTTGAGTTTCTGAATCCCAAAAGTTTCCACGCTGTGCTTGTTCATGTCTATACCTTGGTGGTATATGTGGATTAAGTCTTTTAGTTTCTATTAAATATACATATGTTAATGCTGAACATACTAAAAATAATACACCAAATAATAATACTATTGCTTCCATTTATTCTCCTTTAATTTAACTAGATTGTATCACGAAATTTCTAAGTTGTCAAGGATATCTTCTAAAGAAGTTACAAGACTATTCAATTCGTCAAGCTCGTTTGATGAATGTCTGGCATCAGATTGTAAGTCTCCAATCTCAGTTGCTTGTCTGTCATTAGTATATTCTAACTCAACTATTTTCTCGGATAAGTCTGTTATAATATCATCAAACTTATCTTCTAGTTTTTCTAACTCTGTTAGCTGTGTGTGGTTTTGTGTATACATTACTCTACTCCTTCTATTAAACCATTAACCATTGTAACACCTGCAAAGAACTCACGAGTTCCTGTACCCCTTGGGTCATGTGGTCTGTTACACCCTGTAATTCTACCATCACTTTTATATTCGTCACCAAACATAGAAGTCTCTGTGTATTTCAAAGGTTCACCTATGTGTTCCTTCATTTGTTTTTTACTTTCGTAATTAAATATCATCATGCTATTGCCCTCGCTTTTATTAAATCAATTACGAAGCCTGAAGTATCCTTCGTGGCTTCACCTTTTTCGATAAGTCCAACTACAACACCAGACTTATCAAGAAATCTCATGTCGTGTTTGTCCCCATCAATTACTTTCAATCCTCTGAACATTTTAGGTAGAGCATCACGAAAGACTACTGCTATGTTGTTCGATACTTTCTCGAACAGAGTAGCATACTTATCATCAGCTTCGGAGTAACTCCAAGTCAAA